TTGATCCTGGGGATTTAACTCCTTAGGGATCTTAATCATTCTCGACCTGCACGCATGCAGTGCGTCCAACAGGGATGTGTTACCCTGAAAGACGTACTCTACGAGCCTCGCCGAAAGGCGATCGGACGCCGAACTCAAGTCAACAGTACAATACTGCTGATCAAGAGACGATGTCCGAGCCAGCTCCCTGGAATATTCCTGACTTCTAAAGTCAATGGAAAGACCAAGGGGATGACGACGTAGTAGTTCCTCAAACCATCTGCGGATTCCTTGTTGGATCCACTGATGGGCAGTCGGTTCACTCGCTATGATGCGGGGTCCCTTCTGCGTTTTTGGAACGCATGCCATTTTGGAAGGTATCTCCCTAGAACTGGGTTGGCGGCTTAGACCTAAGTCATGGCTACCAAACCAATCAAAGGGAAACAGGTTCTCCAGCTTTGCTGGCCAATTCTCGAAGTCATACTTCACAGTATGTTTCGAAGAATCAGCAACAACGCCAGGTCCGTGCTTTGGCTGTAAGGCCCACACGTCTACTTCCCCAAATGAGGCACTAACCATTCGGCAGAGCCGGTGGAAGGTATCCCACATGAAGGAAGGGATTCTCGAATGTTCCACTACAGCCTCTTCTAAGAGGCGAGGTGGTTCATCCAAGTCCGCATCAGGTCCCCAAAGAGGGTGCCCTGATCTGCTAGACCAAGTTGGGACATCACTGTCCCAAGTGTTAGGCCAAGGACGAGGAAGATTTTCCTCGATCTTAATGAAGTCAGAAATTGCTTCATTAACCTTCTCCTGTGAACAATCCAATCGAAGCTTCTTCGCGAAGTAGTAAACCTCGCGAAGGAGAAAGATTGCGTTGGGATCGGGCGCAGCCAAAAGCGTTCCACGTTCATCGAAGACTCTCGAATAGAGACCGTGTAAAAACACGGGCCTCGTATCGTTAGGCGATCTCCTCTTATGAAGAGGATAGTTGCCATCACGAAAGAGAGCTCCACGGGATATGGATCTATCGAACCATTTTCCGATGGAGGGGAGTGTCAAGGTATAAAAACCAAGACCTCTTTCTTCTTCAATAGAGTGCAAGCGGGCGTTTAAGTTCGTCAGCTCACGCTCCATGGAGGGGTACTGTGCTAGGATGTCTCTAAAGACAGCCTGTACAAGGCCGGCCACCAGAGATGTATAGTTATTCATGTCAGCAACTCCGTTAGGATTGGTTGGCTTCTATACGTCTACATTTACCCAAAGCCCAAATTAGGCTGAAGGATCGTCAGTGTGGAGTCTTACGACTCTCCACCGATAAGCCCAGTTTTCTGAGCAGACAGCAGGGTTACAAATCCTGCTGCGATCTTATCCAGCCAAGCTGGGTCCGAAGTCTTACGCGACCGCATTGTAGCAGTCATCGTATAGTACTTCTCAGAAGCAGTAGGGGTCGCGAATACCGTATGTTCAAAGAACATATTGTGTCGATAGACCTCTTCCTGGCCATTCTGCTTTTCCGTTGAATTACGGAATTTCAGAATCATCAAGGCAGTTGCGGATGCGAGTTTATACTCACTACCGTAGTTGTCCTGATTTACGCGCGTAAGCACGTTGGCGGTGCCATCAATAGTGATGGTAAGGGTATTTGCAAACATGGTGGCCTCCTTGGACCGGTTTTCCCTAGAGCCTTCTGGCTCTAAGAATAGCCAGTGACCCAAGGACAGACAGTTGTCTCGCTCCCAAAGTGGGAAACGAGGCCGACAGTGAGGCGTTTGGCCCTATAACGTCACGACGGTTAGTCCATACAGTCTTCTTGCCTGCCGTAACAAAGGCAGTAACAGGATTTCCATATGAATTCCCATCGTGTCGGGCCTCAGCAATGCCTTGTCTCATTATGCAGCCCCCAACGGGGGTAGCAACCGTTCGGTTGCCTGCAGCGAGTACATCACCAATGTTGGTGAAGTAGTCGATGAGCCAAGACCAAGGAAGAGCCTCCCAGAGGTTCTCCGGTATGTGCGATATAGTCATACCTGACATAATTCGTCGCAGCTCGGAGTTCGACTGGGGAAGGGTGCTCGGGCTGGTAGGTTTCCAGCGACAAGTACCCCAGGCACGATTCGTATACCTAATAGTGTGAGATCTGTTGAGGGTTAATCCCCCACCAGACCAGATTGCCCGAGAAGTAGGACCTACTTCAGAGGTAATCTCACCTAGTTTATACGTTCGTTTCAACCCTCTTCCCGTTCGCAAGCGTTCAATCTCTTGGCGGCGTCTCTCGACGCTGTCATGGAGAGTGA